GCGCGGGCCAGGGTCTTGTCGTCGATAGATTGGCGGGTGATTCGCAGCCGGGTGGCCAGCGATGAAGCCGCCCGGCATTCTCGCTCGTGCATGACGAGCAGCCGGTCATATCGCTTGAATCCGTCCTTGTCTGCGAGCCATGCCGGGTCGAACGCGCGCAGCTCTTCCGCAAGGAGGCGGGCCTGCACGACGTGCCGGCAGTACATCTCCAGGAGCGGACCGTGGACTTGCGTGAAGGCCCCAGCGGGCTGGTCATTGACCACCTCAAGCCAAATGGCCCGCTCGGCGGCGGGGAGGTGTGCAGGCGGCGCGAGCCGCTCAGGCCCTGCCGCCACCTTATGACGGACGACAGATAGTGCGGCAGCAGATTTTCGAGGCACAGGTCACCAGATAACTCTTCCGTTGACGTCAAATTGTGCTTCAGGCACCCCGGACTTCTCCAGGCGCTGTTTTGTACCGCTGTGATGACGAGCGCACAGCGCCTGCCAGTTATCGCGGTCCCAAAAGAGCACCGGATCGCCCCGGTGGGGGATGATATGGTCGACCACAGTGGCCGGCGTCGTCCGGCCTTCCTTCGCACACATAACACAGAGGGGGTTCGCTGTCAAGAACGCCCTGCGAGCCTGCCTCCACCGGTGTCCGTACCCTCGGTCTGCGGAGGATTTCTGCCTCATTTCGGCCTCTTTTTTTTGGGTTTTTGAGGAGGAAATAGCAAAAAGCACCCAGCGCGTCAAGCGTAAATGGCTTATCTCCAAGGCTTTTTTGGTGACAGGTTGAAAATGAAAGGAGGCCGGGTGGTCAAGGTGCCAATGATTTCAGACATTTACCCCCCCTATGCCACTAACCGATTGATTTTATTTGAGAAAAGCCCACCGCCGTGGCGCTATAGAGCCTAAAGGCTTGTTTTTATTGGAAAAAGCGGTCACCCGTCACGATGCCGCAAAGCATAAACGCCCGTTTTCATTGAAGAAATCGCCATTGCCTATTCCGCCCGATGCAGGCCGAAGGCCCAAGGTGTTGATTTTATTTGACGTCTGGGAATCACCAAAGGCCGCGAGGGTTGCGGCCGAAAACCCAACAAGGAGGAGGAAATGGACGCAAGAAAAATTGACGAATTGGCGCTTAGGCTCTCAAATAAAGCCATGGAGCTTTTAGTGGCACTAGCCCCCCACGACTTGGCATCGTCCAGCCGAGAGGCTCTTGCGACAGTCTGCGCTGCCATGCGGACGGCTGCCCCCGAGGCCGTCAAACGCTTCCTTGACGAGGCGCAGGATGCTCCTTGGGCCGTTGAGCACGCGTTCAGCGCTGCCGCGCTAGAGATAGCGCGGGCAGGGATCGCTGCGCATAAACAAAAGGCCGTCGGCAGGCTCGGGCCGACACAGACGAGGCCATCCAAGACGCCTGCAGACGCCCCCAGACGCGCCCAGACCAGCCCTGACACACCCAGGCCAGACCAGACGAGCGCAGACGCACCGGCCCAAGCCAGACTCTCCCAGGCCAGGCCAGCCCCATCTCGTCAACGCCCCTGCAACGCCTAAGCACGCGAAATCATTCACAAATATTTTTTTCATGGAAAGCGAAAAAAATCTTGACGTGCCCACGCGACATGGTTATCTGGGAGCCACCAAGGGCACGATATGCGTGGCCAAAAAAACACAAGGAGGAGGACACCATGAACAATACGTACGAAGAGGCACTGGACATCCTGTGCATGTATCGGGGGGACTTGATCCCCAACAGGTACTACACCATGTCTCAGACCGGCACAATTGCAAACAGGGGCACAGGCTATGTGCAGGCCGACGTCTACATCGCCCTCATTGAGGACCTACTAGACAACGGCGCAGAGGATCGCGTCACGGTCACGCCGATCCCCACAGGCGATGCCCTGGAGATATGGCGAGAGGCCTGCGACGCAGACGGCGTGTCGTATGACGCGCCTGACGTGGACGAGTGGATCCGTATACGGGTCCGCGAGCGCGATGCTACGGAGACGACTCCGGGTGTTGTTACGGAGCTGATCGTGCCCCCGCGCGGATGGTACTGACCTGCAAGACAAACCAAAGGAGGAAAAAAATGGCCACTCGAGATAGGATCGCCCGGTGGGCCGCCGAGTTGACCCGCCGGGAAGAGCTGGGCCACAAGAAGGCGGCCGAGCTACTGGCCCAGGAGGCCACAATGACCCCCGCATACCCCCTCACCATCCTCATACCCGGATGGATTGAATGGGGGGCCGCCGACTCCGATGTAGAAGCGATGCGCCTCTATCGGGAGGCCATCGGTGAATTTGGGCGGTGGCACGTGCGCATCATCGATTCGGAGGGGCGTGACGTGACGAACGTCGTAAAAAAACGCTACTACACCGAAGTCCACGAGCGAGCATATGGACCGGAGCCAGGGAGACCGCAATGACTGACCGCATAGCAAGGAGGATAGACATGAAGGTGCGTGTAATCGTTGGCGCGCAGGCAGCCTATGCCTGCATCACCTACGGCAACGGCGGCGCGATGGACGTGCAGCTAGAGCCAGGCCGCTCAGCTCGCCAGAGCCTGCAGGAGACCGCCGAGGAGATGTACGCGCGGGCCGCCGAGATGATCCGCCGGGCAGGGCTGATCAAGAAGGCGGCCGAGCTGCTGGACCAGGAAGACCGCAATGACTGACCGCATAGCATAGCATATCTGTGGCCCTGTCAGTATCGGCAGGGCTTTATTTTTTGCCCCTGGTGGCATGGTGCCTGGTGGTCTGGTGGTGGCCCAGGCGGCAGGGCCGGCGGTGGGCCTTGGCGCACCTAGGCGGGCCTGGCGCACCTTGGCGCACCTAGGCGGGCCTGGCGCACCTTGGCGCACCTAGGCGGGCCTAGGCGCACATAGGCGCACCTGGGCGGGCCTGGCGCACCTTGGCGCACCTAGGCGGGCCTGGCGCACCTTGGCGCACCTAGGCGGGCCTAGGCGCACATAGGCGCACCTGGGCGGGCCTTGGCGCACCTGGGCGCACCTGGGCGGGCCTGGCGCACCTTGGCGCACCTAGGCGGGCCTTGGCGCACCTTGGCGCACCTGGGCGCACCTGGGCGGGCCTGGGTACACCTGGGCGTGTTTGCCCCATGGGCCAGACATGCGCAACCGCTTGATTTTATTGGAAGACGGGCCTTATATGCCTGAAATTATTGGCCCAGATAAGTGCTTGAAATTATTATTACAAACCACCAAGTGGCTGAAATCATTAGAGGCGACGATAAGTGGTTGATTTTATTAACAGCACGCGGGTAAAGAGGCGGAATAATAAGGAAAAACCGTAACCACTTGAAATCATTAGCAGCGAAAAAACCATGGCTGAGGGTGTAGCGGAATTTTTTGACCATTTTGAAAAACGTAAGCGCTTGAAATCATTAGCAGCAAAAAAGCAATGGCTGAGGGTGTAGCGGAATTTTTTGACCATATGGATGAGGGTGTAGCGGAATTTTTGGATCAAAAAAGAAACGCCGCCAAAAAAATACTTGACGCCGCACAACGTCGCGAATATCTGAAAAGCACCAAGACCGCGATAGGCGCGGCCGGGAACCAAAAAGGAGGTCCAACGATGAAGCGAGGGGACAGGGCCGCCTGCCCTGTGTGCGGGAAGGAATTCATCGTCCACAACGTGCGGCAGGTATACTGTTCCGCCAAATGCTGGCGGAGGGCTCGGACGCTCAGCGGCAGAGACCACGTGAAGAACGTCCCAGCAGTCTGCGTCATCTGCGGGGCGGCGTTCCTCACCAGCAGGAACGCAAAGGCCAAGACGTGTTCTCCGCCATGCACCAAGGAATACCGCATCAAGCGCATCATCATGGCGGCATCTGCCGGCGGCATCCAGTGGGCCAAGGCAGCAGCCTCGGCACAAGCCACACCCCCAGACGCCCCATGGGCACACCCCATGCCATGCCCGTGGGGGAATGATCTATTCGACACCCTCCCGTTTGAGGTGTCGTCGTGGGCTGACCCACAGATGGATCCGATGGCCCAAGGGATGCAACCGTAGTCGCCATCACCTATCACTCGCCATGGCCCGGAATGGCTGTGGCGAGTTTCCGCACATCTGACGCAAAAACACCAACAAAAGGAGGGCAAGATGACAACGAAGGAAGCGATCGAGTATTACGGAGGCGTAAAGAATCTGGCCAAGGCGCTGGGCGTCTGGCCCCAGACCATTTATATTTGGGGGGAGCGGCCGCCCATGGGCCGCCAATACGAGCTCGAGGTGAAGACCTCTGGCGCGCTTCGGGCGGACCGGGAACCGGTCCGCCACCCGCACAACCGAAGCCTTGAGGGGGGGGAAAGATGACCAAGGCGGAAGCGGCGCTGCTCTATGCGTCGTGGGGGTGGCATGTCCTCCCGGTCGTCCCGGGGGGCAAGGCCCCAGCAAACCAGCATGGGGTCAAGGACGCCCCCGCCTCCCGCTCGGCGCGGACGGTCTCCCACTGGTCAGCTGTCAGCCTTGGCATCAGGACCACACCTCCGTAACGCGGTTATAGCAGGATTGCGCGAGGCGCAGCCGCGCGCGCAGCGTGGCGATGTCATCTTCCATTCTTCGGGCTCGTGCCTCGAGCGCCGCAACGTCGGCTGCCGCTTCTGCGACGTGTGCCGATTGTTTGGGGTCGTCGAGCATCCGAGCCACCGCGAAGAGTTTGTTGGCTATGCTTCCCATGGCAGAGCATGTATCAGAAGCCAAGCCACGGGTCAACGCCTAGGCACTCCGGCGCGGTAATTGAGCCGGAGGCCCAAGGGCAGGGGAATCGGTGGTCCTGTTGTTGGCCGTGTGCCAAGGCTTTTTTCTCTGCGTATTTGCGCCTGGCGGACTCGCGGTTGCGTTGGAGGCGCCGCGCGTGCTCACAGTCCTTGGAGCAGGTCTTGGCTGCTTGTCTTGGCGGCGCAGGGAGGAAGGTGCGGCCGCAGATGACACACTGCCTCTCTCTCATTTTTCCCCCGTTGTTTCGCGCACTACCGCGGCCCATGCCGCGGGGGTTGAGTCCACCACATACTCCCATCCCCACTGGTGCTTGGCTCCGAGGGCTGCTTCCAGGGGCCACAGGACGCGCCATGGGCGTCTATCGAGCCGGTACCACACGCAGGGTATCCCACCACTGGAGGCCGCCTGTGCGGCGGCCTGTTCCCACCAGGAGCGCATGGTGGCCTCCGAGGCGTTGGCGTAGCGTTTGACCTCGATGCACCAACCTGGGACGCCGACGATGTCGGAGTCGCCGTTGTGCTGGCGCACCTTGCGCGTGGCCGCGACCCCCAAGATCTCCGAGATAATACTGGCCACCTCGCGCTCGCCGCGCTTCCCCTTTTCCCTGCTCGCCTTTCCCATGCCGTCCTCCATGTGTTTAGATAGATGGCCCGTCTCGTGGGCCAGCCGGCGAGCGCCCCGGAGGAGGAGAGGCAGGGTGCCGGTCGCTCGCTGCCGTGGTTACCTGCCGCCACTCACGGCTTGGCGGGAGGATGGTGCGATGGCCATTTCCGTCAATAATGGCAGCAAAACGTCAGCAAGGCGTTGGTTGTTTGCTTAACATGTAAGGCATGATGCTACATAAATCAAGTGGTTGACCGCTTGCTCGCTTTTTTGAGAATCGCATCGACCTGTGCGTACAGCTCCGGACGGCTGCATCGCATGTAAATGTAGTCCCTGGAAAACCCTATCCGCCCGGTGCTGGCGTTCCTCACCAGCCAGTAGTTCGCCTTGTTGGCGGCGCGGCCATTCGCCACGATCTTGTAGGTCAGCCAGTCCGGTGTGTGCTTCTGCGGTTTGCCAAACACCAGCCATTCAATGCCGTCTGCGTCCCGGCATGTTCCGACGTGCTCCCAGCCCTCGTTCGGGCTAGGCACGTTGCCCGCGTATTTCCTACCCATTCCGTTGTTCCCCCATCTCAATCATCAGTAGCTGACGCAGGTCCTACCTTAAAGGGTTTGCGCCAGCATGTCAACACAACAACTACCAACAGTCACGCCTCACGCATGGAACAGTTCCCGCCGCATCGGTAACCGGTAACTGGTAACTACCCCTTATATAAAAGGGGGTAGTTACCATTTGTTACCGGAACGTACCGACGCCTTGCCCCCGGTAACAAATTACGTTTTGTTACGTTACAGTTACCAGTTACCGCTCGCCCTTACGCATCATCATCGAGCTTGCATGTGCCTCGTTGACCACTATCCATCCACGCTCGAACGGCTCGATGATCTCTGCCAGCAGCAGGTCAGCAATGGGCTTCCCGATTGCGCTCGGCTTGGTGTACTGCCTGGCCGAGGCCTCGCTGACGCCCAGTATCTGGACCAAATAGTCGATCATGCCCGACCGGCTAAGGTAGGGTAGGCCGTTGCGCTCCTCGCATCCGGAGGCCCACCAGGCGTTCTCGAATGTCTTGCGGTGGGCTTCAATCTTGCTTTCCTTCCTGGCGGGGGCCACGGCCTCGGCCTGGATGACGACGGCCGACGTAACCGGCTGGCCGTCCTCGTCGTACCAGCCGGGAATGGAGACCTGCTGCAGCTCGACGTAGATGGGCTGGGCCAGCTCGGCGTCCTTCGACTTGCGCTGCACGATCTGCATGGGCGCGCCGTCCTTGCCCGGCACGACGCTGATCTCGATGTCCAGCGCGCCGCGCCATGCGCTAGAGCCGCGCGCCCGGTGCTGGGCCTCTTCTGACACGCCGGTGTGGTGCACCAATATCACGCTGCAGCCAAACTCGTTCATCATGGCGTTGCAGGCGTCGAGCATGGTCTTGGCGTCTTGAGCGCTGTTCTCGTCGCCGGCCAGAAAGCGGTGCAGCGTGTCGACCACGATGAGTGACGGCCTCACCGGCAGGCCGCGCAGGTGCTCCACGACCTTCAAATATCCGGCTGGCGTGTTGAGGTCGCAGCCGTCACGCGATAGCCACATGGACAGGTGCCCGGCCTGGTGATAGTGCTTCCAAGCTGCAATGCGCCCACGCAAGCCGTGGTGACCTTCGCCGGCCAGATAGACCACATTGCCCGGCTTGACCTTGTGACCACACCAGTCGCTCATCCCGCTGGCCATGCGCAGGCACCAGTCCAACACCACAAATGTTTTACCGCCGCCTGATGGGCCGTGGACCATGATCAGCGCTTGATCCTGCACCCACCGCTTTACCAGCCATGAGATGGGGGCAGGCTTGGCCGAGAAGTCGTCGGCCGGGATCAGCCAATCGTCTGCCGGTGGCAGCAGCAGGCTGGCCAGATCGTGTCCCGCCCTGGCGTAATCGTTGGCGTCCATCCCCTCGATTGGAGGAATGACCACGCGCACGCCGAACTTGACCGAGGCTTGCTCAGCGTAGCGCTGACCCACGCCGGACGCGTCGTTGTCGGCCACGATCACGATGTCCTGGGTCGCGCCGTACATCTCGCGCAGGATGCCGGTGACAGGCACCATGTTGCTGGCGCTGTACGCCACGACGCATGGGCGGCCGGTCGCCTCGTGAATCGTAGCCGCCGTGGCGAAGCCCTCCGCCACGTACAGCGTGCCTGGCTCGTCCATCGTGCCGAGCATCCAGAATTTGCCGCCTGTCTGGCCGCCAGGGTGGAAGAGCTTGCTGCCGTCGTGGGCGATGTACTGCAGGCTGGAGAGGCTGCCGTCCTGGCCGTACAGGGGCACCACCAGGCGGCCGTCGCCGGTCACGCGCGCCCCATGCACGCCGATGCCTTTGCGCTGCAGATAGGGGTGCTCTGGGCTGGCTGCCTGGGCCGACGCCCAGATTGTCTCAACGGTCGCCGCTGCCACCTCGCGGCGACGCTCCATCTCGGCATCGCGCAGCGCCTGGGCTTCGGCCATCCGCCTGGCGTGCATCATCTCCTCTGCAGGCGACAATTGCCTACCGACGTCAGCGCGCCATGCCACTTCGACGCCAGCGCGCCAGCAGCCAAAGCGCCCGGCCGGCACGCCGTCGCCGAAGGCCACGTACCAGCCTGCCTTGTCGCCGGGACCGGATTTGCCATTGGTGCCAGATCGGAACCTGTGCAGCCTGCCATCGAGCTCCACGTGGTCCGGTGGTTCAAGGCCTGCCGCCCGAATGGCGTCGATCAGCTGCTCCTCCGGAGGGGCAACGCGCTTTTCTGGTGGTGGCGACCAGGGGCCGCTCAGGATTTTAGTCAGATCCGCCATACGTCACCCCCCTTGTGATGTAGTCCGACAGAGCCCGGATCACCTTGTACGTGGGGTTGGCATCGGGGTTGTCGCGTATCTCCCGTATGGTGTTATAGTGCAGGCCGGTTGCCTCCGCCACCTTGGCCAGCCTGCGGTCTCGCAGGGCGGCGCGGATCTGCTCTAATGTCAGCATATTCAATCCTCCGTAGAAATTTCCCATCAAGGTGTTGACATGTTACTGCGAGTTGTAGCAGAACGCAACCACTGCGCGACCGGATTGGCCGAAGGCGCAGCAACACAAAGGAGGTACATGATGGCAATCAGTGTAAAAACCACTGGCAGCCTGGCTGCCAACGGGGTAAAGCTGCTCGTGTATGGGCAGGCAGGGGTAGGCAAGACTACCCTGATCAAAGCCCTGCCTGACCCGATCATTCTCTCTGCTGAGGGCGGGCTGCTGTCCATTCGGGACGCAGACCTGCCCTATATCGAGATCGCCGATCTTGATACGCTGAGGGAGGCCTATGCGTGGCTCGCCGGGTCGGACGAGGCCAAGGCGTACCAGTCCGTGGCGCTCGATTCGATCAGCGAGATTGCAGAAGTGGTCCTGTCTGCGGAGAAGCGGGCGACGAAGGATCTGCGGCAGGCCTACGGTGCGATGCAGGAGCAGGTGGCCGACATTATTCGCGCCTTCCGCGACCTGCCCGGCCGCCACGTCTACATGAGCGCCAAGCTCGAAAAGACGCAGGACGAGCTGGGCCGGGTCTTGTACTCGCCCTCGATGCCCGGCAACAAGACCGGCCAGGCGCTGCCCTACTTTTTCGATGAGGTGCTGGCGCTGCGCGTTGAGAAAGACGCCGAAGGCGTCATCCAGCGCGCCCTGATGTGCGACAGCGACGGCCTCTGGCTGGCGAAAGATCGCAGCGGGAAGCTAGACATGTGGGAAGCGCCCGACCTTGGCGCGATCATCGCCAAGATACAGGGAGGCAAGTGATCATGCCAGACAAACTGACTGATGATCTCAACGAACTGGCCGCCATGTGGCTGGCGGCCAAG